AAGTCCGGGCTGGTGACGTCGAACGGCACTTTGTGGGTGCTCTTCTGCCCGCCCTTGGGGTCGATATCCAGCAGGCTGGAGATTTTCAGCTTGCAGCCGAAGGCCTCCACGCGCAGCTCCTCGGTGGCAGTCTTGGCGAAAAACAGGGTGTCGAAGGGTTTGAGTTTGCGGAACGAGCCGGCACGGCCGGCCGCCTCGATCAACAACTTCAGGTTGGCACTGTCGAATTCGAATTCACCGCTGGCCGCCACGTCACCGTCCACGTGGCCATCGGGCACACCTTTGGTCTGGGCCACAGCGCTGTTATCAGTGATGTCGAGCGTGGCCTTTTCGATATGCACCTGCAGGTCGCCCAGGTTCACATCGAAGTTCATGCCGCTGATTCGGGCCATGGGTTATTCCTCATCGTCCAAAGACAGATCCAGGGCGATGTTCGCGGTCAGGTCTTTAGGGCAGTTGTAGGGGCGGATCAGCAGATACGCTTCGAGGGTGGTGCGGGTTTTCCAGACCAGGGTGATGTCGCCGTCTTTGGGCGGCTGGATGTCGCCGGGAAATTGCACGCCGGCAAACTCCACCGCGCGGGACATTTCGCGCAGTGGGCGCATCAACCTCAATTTGGTAGCGGCCATGCTGTTGGGCGTGTTGTTGACTTGGCGATCGGCGACCATCTGGATCAGCAGGATCCGCACACGGCGGGCGGCCTTGTCGACGATGCGCAGGTTTTCCACCACGGTGAAGTCACTGCCGGGGGCATCCAGCAAGTTCGCATCACCCCAGAACACGCCGGGGTAGTCGGGGTAGGTTTGCGGCACCGACAGGCGCAGTTTGTCCAGCTCGGTCAGGATCGAGGACGGCAGTGGGATGCCTTCTTTGTCCACGGGCGTGGGGCCCAGGCCGATCAGGGCGCCGGTGGCCACGCGCATTGGGCTGTCGGCAATGCTGACGGCGGCGTTGGCCAACCGACCGGCCAGCACGCCGAGGTTGTTGCCGTGCAGTTGCGGCACTACCAGCACACGGGGGGCGGCAACGTCTGCGACGAGCGGGCGCTGCGCCTGCACGTAGCCCGACCATTCCTGCGTGGTCGTGATGCCTTCACTGGCGGCCATGACGAACACGCGCCGGCCAAAGCGGTTGTTCAGGTTGCCGGCGGCGGTGTGCATGGCCTTCACCTGATCGGCAGTGTCCACCGGTTTGGTGATGGCGATGGCCTCGACCGACACGCCTTCGTTTTGCGCCATGTCTAGGGCTGTTTTCCAGTCACCGTCGTCGGCGAGGGGGACGGTGGCGCAGGCCCAGCGGTTGCCGCCGTTGTTGCGGGCGGCGGTGATTTGGGTTTTCAGATCGCTGTCAGCGACACCTAGCTGAGCATCAAGGTCGCTTTGGGTATTGAGCGCCAAGAGCTTGCCGACGTTTTTTGCCGCCGGGCCGATGAACAGAAAATAGCGCTCGATCTCCGTCACCGGGCCTTGGCCCAGGTTGAGGTTGTTGACGCTGACTTGACCTTGAGCCATGGGGTGGCCTCGTTATTTGGGCGAATGTAGGACTTGCTGCAATACGGTGCCGAGCATTTCGCGCACCCCGGCGGCGTCGGCACCGAGCGCGTCACGAGCGGGCAGGACGATTTTCCAGCTTTGTTTTTTGGGGGCGCCTTGAAGCCGGTCCAGGATCAAACCGGCCTGACCTTTTTTCAGGTTGGCCACGATCCAGTCGGCACCGGGCTGTACCCAGATTTCGCCCTGGCGGATCTGGTAGCCGGCCTTGAGCAACGCACGGGCCAGCCGCTTGGTGGCGGGGGCATCGTTTTTGGGATTTTTGGCGCGACGCCTGATTTTTCCCGGCGTCATGATTTCTGTTTGCCCGCTTTGGTGTTCGGCGGCGATACGTGAGAGGGGGCGTTGCCGCCAGCCCAGGACGGATTGATTCGTCGTGGTGCTCAGCACTTTCAGGCCTCTGCTTAAGCCGCGCAGCATTTTGCGTTTTCTGCCGGTTTTGCGGGCGGCAAACGCGGAGCCGTCCAGGTTGCGCTGGCTGCGGGTGCGCTTGCGGTTTTGCGTGGCCAGCCGGCTGCCGGCATTTTTCAACACGCGCCGACGCTTGTTCGGTGGCAACGACAACAGCTGCAGGTGCTGTTGAGCGCTCAGAAGCCCGCGGATGTCGAGGCTAAGCGTCGGCGCGGTCATGGACGACAGTCCCCCGTTCAGCCACCCAGAGGTCGAACGGCACGAACGCCCAGCGTTTGCCGAAGGCTTCAATTTCACCGTCGGCAGACTCGGCCAGGTGTTGCGGCTCAATGAAGTCCAGTTGCAGTTCGATGTCCGCCAGATCTGCATCGAGCTGGTCTATTTCAAACGTGGGCGCCGCCAGGTTCTGGTCTTCGCGATCGGGGTCGTTGACCTCAAGCCACGAACCCACCAGGGCCAGCAGCCGCGCTGGGTTGTCGGCAAACCGCTCAATGACGATCGCTGCCCGGTAACGCATGTCGCCCATGTGAAGCCCGTCGGTGGTGGGCTTCCAGTACAGCGGCAACGTGACCTGTTCGGCCCAGCTGTCGAACTGCTCTGGCGACACCATGCCGCGTTCGACCAGGAATCGACTCAGTGCCTTTAGTTTTTCCATCAGATCAACTCGGCGGTGACGCGGCTGCGGCCCTGAATCAAGCGCACGGCTTGCTGGCTGAAACACAGAAATTGATCGTGGGTCTGGGGGCTTTCCTTGGCCCAGTTTGCTGCGGTGTCGCGGCGATTAACGGTGGCGAACTGAGCCAGCAGATAGGCCTTGGCGCGGCAGTACACGGCGCGTTTGTAGCTGGCGGCCATGAATGTGCGCTCGGCCAACAACATCGGGTCAGCGTTGGCCACGTTGTGGATGCCGACGGCTTGCCAGTCTGCTTTGCGCTTGGCCAGATCCATGTTCACTTCGCCAATCGCTTGCGTGATGCCGTCCACCAGCAACTCGACCAAAAACTCCGCGGGCAGGCGGTAGCCTCTCTGAAACTCGGCCAGGTCCAGATCTGGCCAAAAACCGTCATTGGTGATCGGTTGGGCGATCAGGGTGGTGGGTTTGCCGGAAAAGCTCATGGCGGGCGGCTCACTCGAATAAAAGGCGGGGGTGACTGTTGTTGGTCATTGGCACAAGGCCATGGCCGCAACAGGCCCCCGCTGGGGTGGGTAAGTCAGGTGTCGGCGTTTTGCCGGCGTAGGGCTTTGGTGGCGTCTTCGATCCGGGTTTTCACACCGATGGCGGGGTACAGCTCGGCGGCGCGCTCGAAGCGGGCGATGGCATCGCTCCACTGTTCTTGCTCCATGGCAATGATCCCCAGCAGCTTGTGAAAGCGCGCCGGGATCCGCTCGTAGAGTTGCCATTCGCCGTCCACGCGGGGCAGCAGTTGGGTCAGGTAAGGTTCGGGGCTGCGTTTGGCTTCGTGTTCTGCTTCGGCCCACTCAATGAGGGTGTCCGCGATAAATGTCGGAATGTCGCGTTTGAAGCGTTCCGGCATAGCCTGACCTTGCTGCATGGCGAATTCAGCAAGGTCCAGGGCTTGTTCAAACTGCTCGGTATCGAAGAGCCAGATCAGCACTTGCATCAACACCGGGTTGGGATGATTGAGGCCGGAATCGCGGTAGCGCTGTACGTAGTCCAGGTATTTGGGCAGGAGGTCTTCACGCTTGAGTCGCTGGCGCTCGGCCAGTGAGTTGAGGTCGGACAGTCGGGCACAGTCTTCGGCCAGGGCGAGGGTCATCAACGCCAAGTGTTTTTGTGCGTTGGCTGGGCCAGCCAGTGCCGTGCCCGGGGTGTAGACTTCGGCACTGACTGCGGGGCCTTCCTGGAGTACGCGGTGTTTGTGCAGAAGGGCCAGGCTCATGGTTGTTCCCCTTCTGTGGCATCGGGCACCAGCTCGACGTTGGCGGCCTCGATGGCGGCAAATTTGCCGAGTTGTTCGACCACATACCCTTCGTTGCGGCTGTTGTAGTCCTCAGTGCGCGAGCGTTTGGGGTTGGCTTGCAGGTAGCGTCGCCAAGAGCTGTCTTGAAAGTAGATCGACAGGTTGTTGAACGAGGTAACGGTGACGCCCTTGGACGGAAAGTGCGGGCAGGTGTAAGAGGGCAGGCCGCCGTAGGTATCGATCACTTGCGACAATTCGACCTTCTGTTTCTCACTAGGCGTGTGGCCATGTTTGGCGTACAGCTTGCCTTTGTCGTGGGCCAACAGGTCTCGGCCGATGATTGCGATCAGGTCGTCGCCGTCTCGGAACTCTTCGTCGATCATCAGTGACACATCGAAGACCAGCGCGTCGAGGTTAGGGTAGTCACCCAGACGGCCGATGCGGATTTTGCCGGGTGTTTTGCCTTGGATAAGGATCTGCTGCGGAGCCTGTTCGCGGACGATTTGCAGCCAGCCTTTGTTCACGTCCTGAAGCAGTGGGTTTGCCTCGCGGTCGGTGTCTGGTTTGGCGTCTGTGCCGTGCCAGCCGATCATGATGCGGTCCAGTCCCATCTGGCGGTGGACGGCGGCGCTGTAGCGTTTGGCGAAGTCTTTGAATTTGGCCCAAGCGTCGATGGTGGCGAATTTGAGAGTGACGTCGCTGTGGGTGTCGAACAGCTCATAGCCTTTGCCATCTAGCCCAAGCACATTGCGCGGTTCACGGTCGCGGTGATCGGTATTGGTACGCCCGGTCACGGTGCCGTTGACGCCCATCATGACCTTTTCACCTTTGATCTCGCTCACACCGATAACGTTGATGCGCTGCAAAAACGCGGAGCTCTGGGTGATGCGGTCGTTGAGTGTTTGGGCGTGGGTGGGCTCGACATTGAACTCTTCCCGCGCTGATACGACGCCGTAGGTTCGTGCGACGCTTTCTTGCAGGGCGTGATAGGTCTGGCGGGCGTGTTCGCTGAGTTGACTCATCAGTAAACGGGCTCCGGTTCCGGTGTCACGGCGCCGGTGGTCAGCGGCACGGTCTGGCCTTTGCCTTGGTTGAGTGCGGTGTTGAAGGTCTCGGTCAGCTTGTCGAGCGAGCCTTTGAGTTCATTGAATTGTTCGAGGGTGACGGCGGCGGGAGTCGGTGGCGTTGCTTCGGCCTTGGGCTGCTCGACGGGTTGGGTGGCAAAGGTGGTCGCGCTTTTTTCCAGGCTGCTGGCGGCGGTGCTGAGTTTTTCCACCGCCGTGGTGAAGGCTTCGGCCGTTTTTTGATCCATGGGGGGCGTCTCGTCTTGGGTGGGGGCCTTGCTGCCCAGTTGGCTGAACAGGCGGGTGAAAAAGGACATCGCTGTTTCGTCGGTGGGTTCAGCGCGGATCAGTTGGCCCAGTGCTTCATCTGAGGCGAAGCACTGGCTGTCGCCGACACGGCGGGAAAAGTGGAGTTGCGCTGTGCCCAGACTGGCCGGCTCATCGGTGACGGCCAGCCCACGCAAGTAAGGTTTGCCGGTGTCGGCGAAATTGGGTGCGATCTCGATGCTGGGGAACAGCTTCTGCGCTTCTTTGTTGAGCTGAAGCAGCCGGTCGTTGGGTGCCAGTCGGGCGAATAGCCGCACTTTGTTGTCGTCCAGCTCTTCGGCTTTTAGCTCGCTCACACTGCCGAAGTTGCCCAGGTAGCGAATGTGTTCGAACCAGATGACAGCGGTGTACGTGTCTGGGTCGTAGGCGTCGGCCATGTCTCGCAACACCTGCGGATCGATGTGACGACCGTCGACGGTTTTGCCGCTGGTGGCGACGGGTTTCCAGTCGGTGACAAAGTGGCGGGGCATGGTTAGGAACGCTCTGCATCCGTTTCAATGTCGCCACGATAGGCGGTCAGAAACGGGCCAACAAACGGTTCCACTGCGGGTAATTCCTAGAACGTTGAAATAGGTTTTTCGCAGAATTTAAAGGCGGGTTTGCGCGTTTTTGGCTGCTTAGACTGCGGTCATGCCCTACTCAATTGAAGTTCGCGACACGGCCAAACGGCTCTACTTGCGCCGCTGCAAGCCGAAGGAAATTCAAGCCGAACTCAAGCTGCCCAATGTGCGGATCGTCTACTACTGGATCGCCAAGGGCTGCTGGGATGAGCTGCTGACCGATGAAGAACCGCTGACGGCGGTCAGTCGACGCATCACCTTGATGCTGGAAAAGCCGGGTGCTCTGGGTAAAGCCGAACTGGATGAACTTGATCGCCTGACGACGTTGCGTGAGCGGTTGCTGAAGCAGTGCAGCAAATCCGCTGCGCGAGGCGTTGAACCAGCATCGCCCGAGCGACCAACCCGGCAGCGAGAAAGCGAGCGGGACGGGGAGAAAAAGCGCAAATCCAAACCGGTTAAAAACGATATCTCGCACCTGACCGAGGTGGATTTTCTCGCCAAGTTCACCAGCGGGCTCTACGGCTATCAAAAGGAATTGTTTGAGGCCAAACAGAATCCGCTGACCCGGCGGATCCGCAATGTTCTGAAATGCCGGCAATCGGGCCTGACCTATTACTTCGCCGGCGAAGCCTTCATGGATGCGGTGCTGACCGGTGACAACCAGATGTTCTTGTCGGCCAGCCGTTCGCAGTCGGAGATTTTCCGAAATTACATCATCAAGGCCGCCCGCGAATGGTTCGGCCTGGAGTTGACCGGTAACCCGATCATTCTGAGTAACGGTGCCGAGTTGCGGTTTCTCAGTACCAACAGCAGTACCGCGCAGGGTTATCACGGCCATGTGTACGTGGATGAGTATTTCTGGATCCGCGACTTCAAGAAGCTCAACAATCTGGCCGGCGCGATGGCTACGCACAAGAAGTGGCGCAAGACGTATTTCTCGACACCCAGTGCTGTCAGCCATCAGGCCTATCCGTTCTGGACGGGGGACGAGTTCCGTCGCGGCAAACACAAGAAGGCGAATCAACCGTTTCCCGGTGAGGCGGAGTTGCGCAAGGGGGCGCTGTGCCCGGACGGTCAGTGGCGCAAGATCATCAACATCTTCGATGCGGTGGCCGGTGGTTGCGATCTGTTCGATCTTGAGCAGTTGCGTCTGGAAAACTCGGACGAGGTGTTTGAGCAGATCTACCTTTGCCAGTTCATCGACAGTACCCAGAGCGCGTTCAGCCTGGCGGATCTGGAGCGGTGTTATTCGGACTGCACATTGTGGGCCGACTACAACACCGACCCCAAAGCCGAACGACCCTTTGGCAATTCCCCCGTGTGGCTGGGTTACGACCCCAGCCGCACGCGGGACGATGCCACGTGTGTGGTGGTCGCGCCGCCGCTGGAGCAGGGCGGCAAGTTCCGGATTCTGGAAAAGCATTCCTGGCGCGGCCACTCGTTCACCTACCAGGCCGCCCAGGTGAAGAAGATCTGCGATCGCTTCAACGTGCAGCACATCGGCATCGATGTCACGGGTGTCGGGTATGGCGTGTTCGACCTGGTGCGCGATTTTTATCCGAGAGCGACGCCGATTCACTACAGCCTTGAGACCAAGAACACGCTGGTGCTCAAGGCTCAAGACACGATTCAAGGTCGACGGATTGAGTGGGACGCTGGGTGGAATGACATCGCCGCGGCCTTCCTGACCATCAAGCGTGCCGCCACCACCAGTGGCCAGATCACCTACAGCGCTTCGCGCACCGAGGCCACCGGCCATGCCGATATCGCGTGGGCGGTGATGCATGCGCTGGCTAACGAACCTTTGAACATCAACAAGCGCCGGCGTAGCCGCTGGTCAACTTTGGAAGCCAGCCATGAACGAGCACACGCCACTCATCCCGCCGACCACAGAGGCACCTACCGCGCTACGCGGTATTCGGACCTTCAGCTTCGGCGCGCCGGAATCGGTGCTGGCCGGGAGCATGGGCGAGTACCTGGGCGTGTTCGCCAGCGACGACGGGCAGATCTACACGCCGCCCGTGTCACGCGAGGGGCTTGCCAAGTTGCTGCGCGCCAACGCGCATCACGGCACGATTCCGCGCTTCAAACGCAACCTGCTGCTGCGTGATTTCATCCCGTCTGCCGGATGCAGTGCGCAGACAATGGGGCGAGCTGCGCTGG